TTTTGCCAACACAAAATCTGCTTTTGTCTTATGAAAGAATGGAGTAAATTCATAATGTTGTTGCCCATGAACTTCTATAGCTAGCATTATCTGTGGAATATAAAAATCTAAATACAGAACTCCCTTTCTGTGACTTGGCGTACTTCCCGGTAGTTTAACTTCTTCAAGTATTCTATAGCTATGGAAGACAGTCTTCAAGACTTCTCTTGCGCGAACGTGGTACTTTGATCTCTTTCGCTTGTCGTTGGCGGCAACAGAATATCCGCTTAAGTTCCAAACGTACTCTCTGCCATTTAAGCCTATAACTTTCATACAAAATCCATTCTATAAATCTAGCTAGCAATATGCCTATGCATATATAAAATATATTAATCATTTTTCTGGTCTATAAAAATAAATAAAGAGAATTATCCACACCGTCAATAGTCCAATAAACTTTGGCCACATATTATTATTCATTAACTACCTTCTTTAATTTCTTTTCGGCAGATCTTATTGTTTTCTTTGCAGATTCTGGAAGTTCGTAATCTTTCTTGTAGACCTGTAGAGCGTCCAGTATTCTCCAAGCCTCTGTCTTGGTTAGATCTACTTGAGCCATTAAAATAATTCCTTAATCTTATCGTAAATGAATGATGACATATCGGGATTTTCATTTAAAAACTCAAGGGTATTATTAGCACCTTGGAATTTAAAAAATCTTTCGATATCTTCTTCTTTATCTCCAACGTTATTGTCCTTCAGGAGTTTTTGGATAGTTGGATTCTGAATATCGTCTAAGGCGCACTGAATTGTATACCAAGCGCCAGCGGTTTTAATTAGTCTAAACTCACATGCAATCTGAACTACTTCTTGAGTTTCATCTATTCCAACTCCATATCTAATCCAGCTTTCAGCTGTGCTATTGGGAGTTCCACCAGCACACGAAGTTTTAATTGACCAGTTTGCAATCTGTCCCACATGTGGCCCAGTGTCTTTTGGAACTTGCCATCTACCTCTATGAGTAATCACCATGTTGGTTCCAGCTTGGTACTGTAACATGTTTCCACAGTCAGCCATTTTAGATGGAGCGTATGGTGATCCACCAGTGTTAGCAATATTATGAGTAATACATGTTAGAATAATCTTATTCTTCATTAATGTTCCACTAATTCTCTTGAAGAACATGGACAGTAACCTTGGTAGTGCGTTACGTACACCTGTCCTAACTTCTCCCTCTAGTTCACAGGATGGAACCATATTGGATAATGAGTCAGCAATAATTAAACAACCCGGATCGTTGTTGATGTAGTATTCAATAATATTAAGGAAGTCTTCTGCTGATAGAATTTTATCATCAGTAGATTCTACAATCAATATATTGTCTGATTTTAGCCCCTTAATGCCGTCAAAGTTCTGGCGTGATAATCTACCTTCTGTGTTGACATAGATTACACGCTTACCTAAAGCTTGGCACTTAGAAGCAAAATGAAGGGCGGTTGTAGTTTTTCCAGACTTGGGATCTCCGGTCATTACTACCACACTTCCCTCCCGTAAACCGCCACCCAAGGCAATGTCTAGTGCTGGCGAAACGCCAATCACTTGCAGACTATTTATAGCTTCTAAAACTTCTGTGCCGCTACGAACAACGTCGCCGTACTTGCTTACAACAGAGTTGCTTACCATGTCAGTTTCAAATTTGTTAACTGCTTTCTTTTTTACTTTACTCATAGATTCCTCAATTTGTTTATCATACTTTGTTTGTTGCTTGGACTAGACTTTGTTCTTCTTACTAAAGGTTTTTCTTCTTTGACCTCTATTTCTTGACTTATCTTTGCTTGCTTTGCTGCTTTCTTCAAATCCTTCTGCTCACTATGATAGCTTTTTATGGCCTGAAGTGCAACCTGATTATACTTCCATCCTCTAGGCCCATATGCTTTTAGTCCAACGTGGTATACATTTTTAAAGTAGTCGGACTTAATAGCTTCAAGTATTGTTTTTTCTTCAAACTTCTTCTTTAGACCTTTTGCGGCTTTCATATTTCTCATGAACATATCATGATACTTATCTCCGACAGTCCAAAACTTATATGATGGCTTTTCCTTGTTGAAGGCATCAATCCATCTAAGTATTAGATACTCTGCAAGATATGATTCAAAATTACAATATTCGCCAGTATGAATATGTTTATACTTATATTCTTCTGACCATTCTTTTTGGTATTCTTTATTGAATAACTGCGGTCTTCTCTTTGTCATTATATATCAATGCCTCTGCAAAACATTTTTCAACTTCGTCATCGTCTTCATATGATACTATCAACTCTGGAGTCATGTATGCTTTTTTTCTAACAATACCTCCGTCGATAACACCAAGAACAATACAGTGTTTTGGGCTTGCGTTCATGTAACCCTTAATTGATTTCACTATATAGAACCCATCTTTGACTTCTTCTTCTAGCCAAACTTCGTGAGATCTATATTTCAATCCAATTTTGTCAATATTTTTCTTAAACCTTGCGCAATATTCTTTGAATAAGTTTACTTTATTATCTTCAACAGAAAATATTTCTGTGCCATCAGATAGCAAGCACATTATCCATGCTTTTTTGTTACAATTATTTACTTTGGAGCGATATACTTTTTTCCAATTGTCTCTACCAATTATAATTCCATCAATCATGCTTAATTTTTACCACGCAGTTAGTGTTATTTTTCGTCCCAATCTTTCTCTTGCTGTCGCTCATGCTTGATGCGTTCTCGGTCATCACAACGGCTCCATGAGATCTTGCGAACTGTCCACCAACCTTACCAAAAGTTGTTGTTTTGTCTTTAGATATCTTCTTAATATATTTCTCAACAGACGAAATAGATCTATCTAATTCTTTAGCCAAAGATTCTACGCCCTGCTCGTTCATGTGATTCTCAATATAAAAAGTCTCTGCTTTGCTTAATGGCCCACGTTTACTCATTGATAAAACTCCTTTCCGCTCTTCTCAAGAAGACTGGATTCTTTGTCTGAAGATATTGTATATAGTATTCAAATGTTTTCTTTGTTGTTCTTCTAAGAGTGCGATTGAGTGTCTTTTCTCTATGGCTATCAGCACCCCTTGGATCATATATGGAATTGTTATATGTCAGGATATTATAAATGGTTTGTTTGGAACCATTTATTTCTTCCGCAAAAACATAGTCACCATCCTGTATTTCTTGTCCGACCTTGTTGTATTTTACAGTCATTTTTCGCCCGTTATAATATACCTTTCTCTTTGTTTGTCATTCATTTTGCCAATCGCCCTTCTTTCTTCTTTCTTTTTCATGGCATCAGCATTGGGCTTATTTTGTGCTTCAATTTCAGATCTTTTATAGCTTCCCATGTTAGACCAATTTTTATCTGCAATTTGCCCTATGGTCTTTGCGTCTTTTACAAAAGCACCAAGCCCACCATATGGTACTCGTTCTAGAGAATCTTGACCACATGATGGGCATTTAATTAGTGCTTCGTCATGAATAGATTGTTTAACATCCTTAAGAGTCTCACCACAGCTGTGGCATCCATAATCATATAACATTAACTCTCCAGTGCGTAAAGTACGGCCCCAATAATTCCATTCCTCTGTATGTCATGATACTCTAATCTGGAGATTCCGACACCATTAACATTAGATAATCTTTCCATACAGTAATCTAAGCCAGTGTTCTTGAATATATCTGTCTGTTTATTATCTCCATTAATTAATACTTTAGAATGATTCCCCATTCTTGTTATGAACATTTTAATCTGTTCAAGTGTACAATTCTGAGCTTCATCTAAAATCATGTAGGATTCATGAAATGTAGATCCACGCATAGTTTCTAATGGTTCGAAACGAATTCTACGTTGATTAAAATAATAACCAAACTTATCTCTACCAAGGAAATACTTTAGATTTTCTTCCATTGGTTGTAGATATGGTTTAATCTTTTCGTTCAACTCTCCCGGCAAAGATCCAAGATCTCGCCCAGTACAAACCAAAGGTCGCGTAACAATGATCGTATCAATTTCATCTTTAAGCAATTTCTGTGAAGCTAACCCAGCAGCGATAAATGATTTACCACTACCTGATGGCCCTGTGCAAAATACTACATCATTTTCTATTATAGAGCGTATATAGTTTTTTTGATTTTCAGTTTTAGCCTCCAGCGTGTTGGTTTTGGGTTTGTTTTTTTCTTGACGCTTTTTTCGATTGTTGTTATTTGCCTGTGCTGCCAAAGCCGTTACTCCCTCGTTGTGAGGAACCCAGTTCTTCTCTTAACTGTAAAGATATAACAGGAACCTCTTGGAATATCATCTGCGCGATTCTATCCCCACGTTTTATTTCTACATCTTCATCAGAAGTATTGTATAAACAAACCATGATCTCTCCCCTGTAGCCAGCGTCTATGACGCCAGCCAACACATCTATACCCTTCTTCACCGAAAGTCCAGATCTAGGCCAAATCAAACCAGCCAAATTATCTGGCATGTCTAGACTAATTCCGGTTTTAATTGTTGTTCGTTTATTAGCAAATATAAATTTGTCTTCATCAGCATATAAATCAAATCCAGCATCTGTTTTATTAGATTTAGTTGGTACGTGAGCAGTTTCTGTTAAGTATTTAAATCCCACAAAGTTCATCATTAATTTTCTCCTAGTGTTAATTCCTTATTAGCGAATTTCGCAAGATCCTCCAGAACAGGCCCACTCTTGCTCTGCTTTTACGTTATTTTCTTCTTCGATAACCTGAGTATAATCTACTTCTTTATATTCACGGTTCATATCTAACCAATCTTTCCAATTATAAACATCTTTCATACAGTATGTTAACAATTTAAGATCGCCATTCATATATTTATCTGCAAACTTTTGACATCTTTCTTTGTATGCTACTTTTTCTGTGCCTTTGACCTTTTGGCCAACGCCTAGAAGACTATCGCAAGCCGCCCATAAGTTATCTTCATAGAGAGAAAGGCCAACTTCAATTAAACCGCTTACAAACACTGCCGCGTCTCCGTAATGCTGTATCTGCTCACTAGGTAAATACACCGTCGTGAATGGAGCTTGTGCATAATCTTTATCTCCAGCAATTGGAAGTAAAGAAACGCCGCAGAAATACTGACGATTATTGTAAATAAAATCTGTAACAGCATCCCACTCTTCTGGCTTAACATTAATAGTATTGGAAACATTATGTGTCAGCCACTTTTGTGTGCATTGTTCTGGGTTTGTTCCGTTCATTACCCAGTTTTGCTGTGTGCTTTTTACGTATTCTAGTAAGTCTATGGCCCCAAGCTGATTTTTAATCTTAGAACCGTCTGGAACTTCTACGCAAAACGCCACAACGTCATCAGAGTCGTTATTAGACCATACGGACTCCTCACAAGCTCTAGGGTTGATTGTTTTAAAATACTGGTATATCGGCTCCATTTTATTTGCTTGGACTCTACGGATGTATCTCTTGGCGTGATGAGGGTGAATCCCAGAAGATGTTCCAAGGATACAGCTAGACGTACCTTCTGGTTTAACGCAAGTGGTACGTGCCGCTTTGTTAATCCCAATAAGCTTGGCTATTCTTTCATTAGTTTTCTTTACTATTTCTGCACCCTTCTTCTGAACTTTAGGGTCTAGACAGATTTCGTGTTGCTCCATAATTCCTGTCATTGACACACCAAGCAGAGCTTCACGGCTAATAATATTCTCAGAAGCTTTACCAAGATAGGGGAATTCAGCAAATCCAGCCTGAAGCGTTCCGATAATAGCGGCAGACTCACATGCAGCATAAAAATCTTCTACAGTTTTTACCTTAGCACAATTAATTGTAGAAAGATTACATGCTTGCCATCCACTTTCTCCCGTTGTTTCATCTACGGGCCACATGCCAATTTCCACACATGGATTTACAATCAATTCCGTGGAGTCAGACCATACGAATCCGGGTTCTCCAAATTCTTTTACCGATTGCATAAGTTCATTGAACTGTTTCTTTGATGTTTTGTTTCGTAATAATAGTGCTGAGTTATTTGATCGTCCTCTTTGTGGATTATCAATAAACCATGAACCAGTTTTAGCTTTTGCCATTTCTTCGTCATCGGCAGAGAATAAACAAATTGTAGCACTACGCCTAACGCCACCGCTAATTACAGCGTCAGCACCAAACATCACGATATCGTATGCTTCAATAGGTTTAATTTTATCGCGGCCCTCTTTAATGATATTGTCCAGAACTTTCTTTATACTTGTTAATGCTTTCTTAAGAGGCTCTGGGCCGGGAGCTTTACCGCCACTTGACTTTAGATATGCTCCAGCCGGTCTAATCTTTGTGTAATCAAATATTACATTTTTACCGTTGTACTCTGGAAAAAGATTGCACTTCTTAAAATAACTTGATACCAATACGCCAACGGCGTCAGACCAGCCTTCAATAGAATCTTCAATGACAAATTTCTTTTGTCCGTCTTTTGATTTAATTATCTTTGGTAGTTTGTCAATATGATGCCTCTGAACAGAAAATCCAGTACCACATCCACACAATAATAAATACATGCACTCTTGGAAGAAGCGCACCCTGTCTGTATAAGACGCGATGCAATTATAGATTCTCGCGTTGTGCTTGAAAACTGGTGAGCCGCCAAACTGTAAAGCCCTTTGAGAACCGAGAATCTTTTTCTTTCTCATATCCTCATATGCTTGAGATATTGCGTTCTTAACGTCTAGAAAATTGTCGTGGTGCGGGTCTACATATTTGTCAAGCATCATTTGCTTAACTCTATCAACTGATTCGCTCCACGTTTCTCTTCTCTTCTTTTCTGGACACCATCTTGCATATTTAGATACGAACGTATAGTTCATCAATGACTTTATTGACATCGATCACCATCTTTCCTGTTAGTGGTAATTATTTAGAAATATTTTTCAAGCAATCTCACAATAATGAATCTAGCAACTGCTGGTATTATAATGAATACCAAGAGGTATGTCAATATTACGGACCCATATTTTTTCTCGTTAGCTTCTTTTCTTACGTTTTCTACTACAAAATCATAGCATTGACGTTTCAATTCTTTTCTTTTTGCTGGACCAGCGCCAGAAAATCCATCTGATTGACTAACTATTGTAGCCCATTCTGTTGCGTATTGCAAGCAGTCTTTAGCGATTTTTCTTCTTGTATCATCAGAATATTTTTTTTCAATTTCTTTTTCTATTTCACATTCTCCAGCGTAAGTAAGATGGTCTAGAAAATTCAATATGTTTGATTTATCGTAGCCAAAACTAATGTCTGGGAAGTTCTTAAGCCTAACAGTTCCACCATCTTTTCTGAAAACCAACTGTTCAATATATGCGTAGAGCGTGATGAGTCTTGTGACTTCCGCTCTTGGGTAATTAGTTCCAAAACTTATAGTTGTCGTTTCGTCTTCATTATAGACATTTGCAATAAGAGGACTTTCTGATTTAATCTTAAATCCATTTACGCTAAATCCTTCATCGCTAAAAATTTTAAATAGAACTTCGCTGATTTCTTTTGGAGACATATCTTACCTCTTTTGAATTAATACCCATGCTATTCCCATAAAATATTCTTTGAGAGATTGTTTTTCTTCTGTAGTTACTGTGTGATTTTCTTCAGTTAATATTTGCTGAAGCACTCTCTTTATATTTTCAGATAGTCCTTCGTATTTATCAACTAAAGATTGTTTGAAAAACAATTTCCCGGCTAGAGAATACACATCGTTTACTTGCTGAACATCAGTGTTATATTTTAAAACTCTTTGTGCAAACTCATGATTAAAAATAGCTATTTTAGCTCTGTCTGATGGATCTGTGATTAGATCAGAGAATATAGAAACATCTTGGATGACATTATCAGAAGGCTTATCTATATCAAGTATTTCAGATGCTGGATTTGGTTCTGGGGTTGGATTTGGTTTATCAACAATGTCAAATAATCCTTCACCAAATAC